CACTACTGTCCCATAGTTTGCTCTAAATAAAAAAACCTGAGTCTAAATAGTTAAAATATGAGTGCAAACAAACACTTTAACTATAAAGGACTCAGGTTTTGTCACATCAGAATACCGTATTTCATCAATTACTCAAACCCATTCTAAGACAAGATTTTGAACGTCTGGCTAAACTGCACCACTCTGGGCAAAAATTAAGATCAGCCACCCGCTGGGATCAGTTTGTTGCCATATTGATGTCCCAACTTTCTTGTCGGCAAAGCTTAAGAGACATTCAATCCAATCTCGAATCCCAGCAGGAAAAGCTCTATCATCTTGGCGCGAAGAGAATTGCGCGAAGCACCTTAGCAAGACTCAACGAAGAACAGCCCGCCAGCCTGTATCAGCAATTGTTCACACAGCTGCTTCAGCGCTGTGAAAACTCTAAAACTGCACATAAATTTAGATTCAAAAATCCGCTGTATTCACTAGATGCCAGTCATATTGATCTTTCACTGTCATTGTGCGCATGGGCAAAAGTGCATGAATCCAAAGCCAGTATTAAACTCAGTGTTGGCTTAAATCACAGCAATACCATTCCTGAATTTGTAGCGCTTGGGGATGGTATTGAAAATGATATGGTGCAAGGCAGAGCATTTAAATTTCCTGCTGGCAGCATTATCGTCTTTGATAAAGGATATGTTGATTATCAATGGTTTGCTCAGTTGACACTTCAGAACGTCAGCTTTGTAACCCGGCTACGCCCAAAGACAGTTTATCAAGTTAAATCAAGCCGCAGCGTATTAGCGACTAAAGGGATTATTGCGGATGAATGTATTGAATTGAGCAGTGCGTATGCCAAGAAAAGAGGCGCACCTGAATTATTAAGACGTATAGAGTTTTATGATACAGATAAGAAAAGAACATTCGAATTTCTGAGCAACAACTTTCATCTGGCAGCATCCACCATTGCTGCAATTTATAAAGACCGCTGGAAGATTGAGTTATTCTTTAAAGCCATCAAGCAGAATTTAAAACTGAAGTCATTTCTAGGTCGAAGCCGCAATGCGATACAAACGCAAATATGGATTGCATTAATTGCCTATTTGCTGGTGAACTTCGCTAAACACATGGCACAAGAAGGATGGAGTGTTCAGCGTTTACTGAGAATTATTCAGGTCAATTTATTTGAAAGGAAACTTTTAAGGTCACTCTTTGTGCCTGATAAAAAATGGCGAAAACAAGAAGAACCTCAATTGAGGTTCTTCTTGTGATATTTGTGGGACAGCAGTGAGCCGAAGCCCTCTTTTTTTATATTTAAATTAGTGACGCGCTGCTTTTGAGCCTTCCACCGGTTTTACAATCGGTGTTTTAGGTAAAGGCTTTGGCATCGAAGTTAATGCTAAAGGTAAGATTTCATCAATGCTTTTCACAGCTTTGATTTCTAATCCTTCTTTCACATTGTCTGGAATTTCTGCCAAATCACGAACGTTATCTTGAGGAATAAAGACGAGTTTGATTCCACCACGATGTGCAGCAAGAAGTTTCTCTTTCAAGCCACCGATACGCATCGCACGACCACCTAGACTTGTTTCACCTGTCATTGCAATATCTGGTCGAATCGCAATTCCAGTAAATGCTGATACAAGTGCAGTTGTTAATGCCAAACCAGCAGATGGACCATCTTTTGGAGTTGCACCTTCAGGTAAGTGAACGTGTACATCAGTTTCTTCAAAGCGAGATGCTTCAATTCCAAGTTCATCGGCACGTGTGCGTACTACAGTCATTGCTGTGGTAATTGATTCTTTCATTACATCACCGAGTGAACCAGTTGTAATGAATTTACCTTTACCTTTAACAGCTGCAACTTCAATAGTAAGCAATTCACCACCTACAGAAGTCCATGCCAAGCCATTTACACGGCCTACTTGTGCTTCATCTTCGGCCATACCAAAGTCAAATTTATGGGGACCTAGGTATTCAGGAAGATTGGCAGAGGTAACGTCAAGCTGTAAGTTTTTAGATTTTTTACTTACTGCTTCTTTTACGACTTTACGTGCAATTTTAGAAACTTCACGTTCTAAATTACGTACGCCAGCTTCACGTGTATAGCGTTGAACAATGTCACGAATCGCTTCTTCATGAATAGTTAACTCTTTTGGACGTAGGCCATTGTTCTTAATTGCTTTAGGAACAAGGTAACGCTCAGCAATGTTAACTTTTTCATCTTCGGTATAACCCGGTAGACGAATAACTTCCATACGGTCCAACAAGGCTTCTGGAATATTCATGCTGTTTGCAGTACAGATGAACATCACTTCAGAAAGGTCAAGATCAAGATCTAAATAGTGATCGTTGAACTTACTGTTTTGTGATGGATCAAGCACTTCAAGCAAAGCAGAAGCAGGATCACCACGGTAGTCTTGTGCCATCTTGTCAATTTCGTCGAGTAAGAATAATGGGTTCTTCACACCAACTTTTGTTAAAGACTGCACGATTTTACCTGGCATCGCACCAATATAAGTACGACGGTGTCCACGAATTTCTGCTTCATCACGTACGCCACCAAGCGCCATGCGAACAAATTCACGACCTGTTGCTTTCGCTACTGATTCACCGAGTGAAGTTTTACCAACCCCTGGAGGTCCAACCAAGCAAAGGATAGGGCCTTTGAGTTTTTTCACACGTGATTGAACAGCTAGGTATTCAACAATACGATCTTTAACGTCATCAAGACCATAATGATCGGCATCAAGAATCTCTTGCGCTTTGTTCAGGTTAATACTGACTTTGCTCGCTTTGTTCCATGGCGTATCTAGAATCACTTCTAGATAGTTACGTACCACAGCAGCTTCACTAGATGCAGGCTGCATTGCTTTAAGTTTACGGAACTCAGCTTCGGCTTTTTTACGTACGTGTTCAGGTAAATCAGCTTCAGCAAGACGTTTCTCAATTTCAGCAACGTCATCTTCAGCACCGCCATTCATGTCGGAAAGTTCACGTTGAATGACTTTCATTTTTTCATTTAGAAAGTATTCACGTTGGTTCTTTTCCATTTGGCGTTTCACGCTGTCATGTAAAGTTTGCTCAATTTGCTGTTCAGCAGATTGATTCATCAAGTAGTTCATCAACTCTTGCAAATGAGCTTCAAACTCATCGTACTCTAAAAATTTCTGCTTAATTTCAATATTTAGAGGCACACGAGTTGCTACGAAGAACATCAATTGCAATAAGTCTTCGATTTTGTTGGCAGCAGCAACCAGTTCACGTGCATTACGTAATTTTGCTTCTGCATATTGAGCAAATAAGTTACGTAACTCTTGTAAACGAGTTTCTTGCGTTGCCTTATCTACATTAATCGTCATTGGACTTAATTCATGTTCGGCAGTCAAATAACTATCTTCATCGATAATTTTTTTCAACTTAGAACGATGTAAGCCTTCAATAAGTACTTTAATGCAGTTTTCATCATTTTCATGATTAACTACTTGTACAATCTTAGCGACTGTACCGTACTGGTATAAATTGTCGTGATCAATTTCTTCTGTAAGCGAATCTTTTTGCGCAACTACAAATACTAAATTGTCACTGTTACGAGCCACATCAACTGCATTGATCGATTTTTCACGACCCACAAATAGCGCAATTTGCATGTGTGGATAAACCACCACATCACGTAAGGCTAATAGTGGTAATACACTTGGAACCTGAGGCTCTAAGTCAGTTTTTTCATTCATAATAAGTTCAGACATGGGCACTCCTAATGAGTGACAACGAGGTTGCCATGTTTTTTATAGTGATGTGTATTTTAAAAATTACAAGGGCATGACAATAGAAAATGTTGAAAAAACGACTAATTTAGTCAACTTTTTTTTAAAAATGTTATGAATCAATAGATTAATTCTTAAGAAGAATAAAATTTTGTAGAGCGGCTACTCATTTTTACTTAATAATTAATAAATATTTAAAACTTTTCTTTAATGTTGGAAGAGTTATTTCACCTAACTTTGGAAGAATACTTAAAAAATTTAGCCATAAATATTTTTATTAGTAGTGTAGTGATAACAATAGTTCACAACTTATTCAATGTTTAGCGCCAAATAGACGTGTTAATATAAGTTGGTAAAACGGTTTGTCACGGCAAAGTAACCATCCTTAGGGTGGTTACTTTTTCGTTTTTAAGGAGCTAAAAAAGTAAAAGGATATATTGGAGATTTTATAAATTTTATATAAAAATCATCTTTTAAAATAATAAAAGTGCTGTGGAGTCAATAAACCATCTAACGGTTGATCCCAACTTTGACGTTCTAAAGTATGTTCAATAAATTGGAATTGATGTGCCAATCCTAAACGGTAGGGCTTATGTTTAGCACTTGCTAATGTACGATCATAATAACCACCACCCATACCAATACGTGTCCCATAGTGATCGCAAGCTAAAAGTGGCATAAGTAGCAAATCAAGCTGTGATACATGTTTTCCGCGAGTCGCCATAGGTTCTTTCATTCCCAATGGGTGATGAGAAAAACGACGACTTAAATATTGGTTTTTATTTATTTTTACCCATACTAAATGTTGGTTCATCGAACAAATCATGGGTAAATAAACTTGTTTGTTCTTTTTAAAACATAATTTGATAAGAAGATCGGTATGGATTTCACCAAAAGCATGCAGATATAAACCGATTTTTTTTGATGAATGAAAAATAGGAAGGTGATTTAGGCAATGTAAAACATTAAGCTGAGCCTGTTTTTGCTCAAATTGGGTTAAAGCTCGTCTTCTAGATCTTAAATTTTTTCTAATAAAACTTAATTCATTCATGGAGAAATCTAACAAAGATTTGCGGACAGTCGAGCAAAATTATACCTACTTTTCTATAGTTTCACCGAAATTTAAAAATTATTAAAAAGCAGTCTTCTAATGTATTAGACCAGGTAAAAATAGTTTTGTTGTTAGGAGAAGCTATCTACATATAATTTTTTCTTTTTTACGTATTTACAGTATTTATTTACATTTAATCAGGATAAGTATATTTAAGGATGAATATGAAAATGTGAAACCTATGAAGTTAAAAATTTTAACAATGATGTTATGTGTGGCATTGCTGAGTGCATGTACGAAACAGGCTGAATCTGAGGCACCTCAAATGGATTATAAAGCTCAATTTGAAGAGTCGGACCGAAAAATTGGTGAATTTTTAGATCAGTTAGATAATCCAAATACCCCTCAAGAAGTTAAAGTTAAAATTTTATGTCATGACTATCCTGATGTGTATAAAAAACAATACATGCCTGCATTAATAAAAGTTTCACCAAAACCGTATACTGAAGAAAAATTATTGTCAGATTTGAAAAGTGCAACTGACTACTATAAAGGGACTTTGGGGATAAAATGTAATGAATAATATTTGAATTAAATCACGATAAAAATTTAAAAGTGTGAATTGATTGGCATTATTTAGTTGTGCTAAATTTCTTCTGTTAATTACTTAAACTTTTCTCTGGATTTGAAATGCAGATCTTAAAATTTTTACAGAGTTTTAATACAGTCGGCACCTATTTAACACTTGCTTCCATCTTGCTTGTGGTCATGATCATTTATTTTTATGTAATTAATCCCGCATGAACATTTTGAAAGGAATAGGTCTTCTCATCTATTACTTTTTTAAGAACGGAAGATGAATAATAATAGGATAGGGATATGAAATTTAAAATATTATTATTAAGTTTTATTGCCACCGGTTGTTATGCTAATGAAAGTACAGCTGACCCAGATATTTGTAATATCGTAAAAAAGGTCGCTTATAACGTGATGGAAGCACGGCAGCAAAAAGTACCAGCACAAGATTTACAACAAATTGCTGATGGGCTGGCAGATGAAGAAGCCAAGCAGCTTTATCAAGACTTAATTAGCTCAGCTTATGCTGCCAAAGTATTTAAGACAAGTTTCTTTAAACGCCAAGCAATTGAAGATTTTCAAGCAGGATGGTATGAGGAATGTTTACGTAGAAATGAATAATAATTAAAAAATAATGAGTATTTAATTTTAAGAACAACTAATTAGTTAAGAGAATAAAAAAATAGACTGACAGGTCTGTCTAGGTATTTTAATTTGAAAATAGAATTCGAATTTATAGGTATTTATTTAAAAATAAATGCTCCGAAGATGCCGCTGCATGTCGTTACCCTTGAACCCTAAAGTTCAAGGTAATTTTGTAAATCTTTGCAACATTAGGCGATATTAAACAATATTATGCAACAGTAAAAGGCTAAATAAATCATATTTTTAGTGATTAAACAACAGTATGCAATATTATGCGCTATTTGGCTTTTATGGTTGTGGCTACATACTGGCTACACGGCTACATTTTTAATTTTTTAGGCTACATCTTGGCTACATTTGCAGGCATTAAAAAAGCGGCTTATGAGCCGCTTACATTAGAGGTATTCGTTCCTTTTCTGTTCTTTACATACTCAATAACGTCTGACTTGATATAAAGAACTTTACGTGGACTGACTTTAGTATATGGAATTCCACCACCATGGGTTCGCTTTTGCTGCAGAAGGGAAGTTGAAACATCCAGAACCACAGCAACCACTTCTGGCGGAAATGGTTCATCATTTGCAGCTTCCCAGAATTCTTTTTTAAGTGCAGATTTTTCCTCTGGAGTCATGCGGGCTAATTTATTTAAACGTTTCATCATTACTCCTTACTTTCCGCTTTAACTTCTCTATCGAGCCGTTCAATTTCTGCGATTAATAAAGCTGCAGCGCGAACTAAATCTTGTCTTGGGCTTTTTGGCTTCCAGAAAGTATCAGCAAAGGGCCACCATCCTGCGGCATCCTCATCCATGTATACTTCGGGGCCAAAGTCTTTGCTGCTATAAACCCAACCTCTGCTTACTGCATGATCAACGTAACAAGATGCGGCTCGTGGCAATTCATTTTCTTCATAGAGATTGTCAAATTCAGGTAAATAACCTTCTTTAATAATTTGACGTTCTCTTTCATTAAGAACATCTATGACAGCTTGGCTGCTATATAATTCACTCATCCCTCAGCTCCCGATTCAATATCCAGCTTCATTGCACCTTCTTCAGGATATTCGGTCATCCAAAAGTAATAGCCTTTGCCACTGTGCCCATCTTCAAAAAATTTAATAGTTAGTTCAGTTTCAAGTTGATCTAAATCATTTTCACCATCTGGATTTACAAATTCGAGAAGGCTTTTTAATTGGTGACCATTAAGAGTTATGCTCATTGTTCAGCTCCCGATTCGCTTGGTACTTTATTAAAATGCATCCAATGTGAAGGTGGATCATTTTGATAGTTTGCCCATACGCTATTTAAATCTTCATCAATAGTCATATAGTCTTGTTCTGGAGTGACATCAGGAGCATCTGCCCAACAAATAAGTACCATTATGTCAGTAGGTGGCAATTCAACAGTCACACTAATCCAAGTTGGAACTTTGGATTCCATGAAATTTACGGCTTTTTTCCACATTGCCCAGCCACTATTTACTCGATGGTAAATATCAAAAAGATCTTCTTCACCTAGATCGGTTTTGATACCTTCAACAATATCAAAACAACCGCCATTCATATCAAATTCGAGTACATCTAAATGCCCCGGAACCCAATATTTTTCTTTAAAAATAGGCAATTGCTCAGCCCAAAATGCTTGTTTTTTTGTCAAATCTTTCATGCCCCAACTCCCACACCAACTTTTACAAACTTTGTGCCATCTGGATCCACACCAAGCTCTTCACAAATTAGGATTGCGACAGTTCTTCCGACACCAAGCATATTTTTCACATGGACCCAATTTTGTGAGGTTCTGAGAATTTTCGATCTATGCAAAGATCTCAGCAAAAGATCTCTACAACCATATTTAAATGTTTGATCACCGCTTTTTAGGTTCAATGCATCTAACTTATGATCAGTGCTGATAATTTCATGCATATCATTTAGAGTAATGTTTACTAAATTCTCAAGAGGGATTTCGGGACTCTGATAGCCGCCTTGTGTGTTGGCGACAACAACTTTGGTTGAACCAAAATTAATGTCAGAATTTTTTAATAGATGCACAAGAGACTCGATAGTGACTTGAGCAGTCATTGCTGTAAATTTAAGTTCCATATCAAGCCTCTGTAGTTGTTTCAGTTTGAGTTAATTCAAATCGGCGTTTTTTGACAAAATCCAATACTTGCAGTGAGATATTACAGACTTGCAATCCAATGCCTGTGCAATAGCACTATGAAGAGCCAAAACCCATTGAGCAGGTTTTTGTACCTTTAATTCATAAGAAACTTCGCAAACATCGGCTGCTTTAATGTGTTTTTCATTAACACCATGTTTTTGCATTAAAGCTTGCATTTGCTTGATTGCCAGTGCCGCTTCATGTTCATTTGAGCTTTTTGATAGTTCAAAGCAACGTTTGATTTTTCTTAGAATTACTTCGTCCATATCAACCACCAAATAGATATGAAATAAAAGCAATCAAACCAATAAACATCAAATACCCAATGAACATAACTAGAAGCATGATCAAAGTGTCTTTGAAGTTCGGCCAAAAGTGATCGCGCCAGCTATGCTGAAAATCTGCTGGCTGCGGTTGAGTGCAGCATGGGCGAGTCGTTTGACTCTCTATTGTTCTTACTTTCATATTGACCTCGTATTAAATGCCGCGCAGTGTTCGCCGTGCGGGGCTTTTGTTGTCTACGAGATAAATACTACTTTAAGTAGAAATTAAGTCAATATAAAGTAGTAAATATTTTCTACTTAAAGTTGAGTGTGTTTGATTTTAAATAATAAAAAACCCACAAAAAGTGGGCTAAAAGAAAAAGATTAATATTTGGTTTCAAAGATTGGGGCTGAAAGTTAGTAAATATCTCTATATAGACCAACCACCTTACCAACTAAACGGCAATCTTCTGAAAGTTTAATAATTTTATCAGGCCAATCAGGGTTTAAAGGCTCTAGGAATTTGCTAGTTCCTTCACCCTCAATGATTAGCTTTTTAAATGTAGCTTCTGAATCACCAGCACAGGCAACAATAACAAGATCATCTGTTTTAAGGTCGAATGTTTGAATGTCTGGATTAACATAAATTCTATCGCCCGGTAAAAACGTTGGGGCCATAGAATACCCTACAACTTTTAAAGCATATCCATTCTTACCGCATCTACGGTTTGGCGGTAAATATTCTTCAATTTCCGTATCTTTCAAAACTGTCTCAATCGGTGTAAATGAACCAGCCGCAACCCAAGAGATTACTGGAACTCTGCGTCCTTCGAAACCAACTTTATCTGATAAATCGATATTATTGTCTAACTTAGTACCATGGTCTAAGTAACTAATTTCTACTCCAAAAATATCAGCTAATGTTTGTAGCTTTTCAATTCTTGGTTTAGCTGTACCAAGTGTATACCTACGAGCCATCTCATAAGAAACACCAATAGCCTTTTTTAACTCATTGATAGTTTTAATTGGAGAGTCTTTTGCCTTCATCAATGCGTTGAGTCGGTCCGCAAAGTCTTTGTATTTAGCGTCTTCCATCAAAATAGGCTTCTTTTCTACTGTTGGTAGAATTTTACTATCAATTTTTAGTTGCACCAATTCTATTTTTGGTAGTATATTGCTTTCTACTTTAAGTAGGTTTTTTGGTGTCATTTATGACTACTCCACATGAAGCATTTAACAATGCTGTGACTTTTGCAGGGAGCATCTCAGCTTTAGCTCGAAAAATAGGGGTTACACCTTGGGCTGCTAGCAAATGGAACCCTGAGAAAATTCCAGAAGATCGCTGTTTAAAAATTGAGGAAATTACTCAGGGTCAAGTTAAGGCAGAACAACTACGACCAGATATCAACTGGGAATATGTTCGCAAGAACCTTAAGAAGCAAAACCAATCCGTGAGCTAATTCTCACAAATTAATAAACGTGCGTATACGTGAAATTTAAAGAGGGATTCACATATGAGTGAAATCAACTTAAGTCCAGAGGCTAAAACGGCAATTTACAAAATGGTTCACCAGTCACAGGGAATTACGCCGCAAGAGATTGCAAACGTACTTGGTGACTCATACAAGAGCGTACTCAATTACGCAAATCCAAACATGGAAACCCATTTACCAAGCATTAAAAAGCTTGAGGCAATGATTCAGTTTACCCGCAACCCGGCATTAGTTAAGGCATGGGCACACATGCTTGGTTTTGTATTGGTTCCAGCTAATCAAGCTGATGAAAAATCGCATGAAGTGAGCATCGTTGAAACCTTGCTGCATATCAATATCAACAATGGTCAAGCTAATCAGCAAGTTCATAACGTTTTAGAAGACGGTGTGGTAACGCCATCTGAATTGGCAGACACGGAAGCAATTTTAGAAGAAATGGAAAATCACATTCATCAACTTCGACAAGCTCTTAAGGCAGCCGCTTCTAATTACATTTCGAATTCACAAAAAGAAAAAGCTTGATCGGCGAAATCAAGCTTTTGTCAATTCATTAATTTTCGAGGTCAATGAATATGAAAACTAATTTAACACAACACCCTTGTGAAAACAAATGCTCTCAATTCAATGGGGAACAGTGCCGAACTTGTTTGATTGGTGAAGATCTTGGCGATGACCGCCATCTTGCTAATCACATTTCTACAAAGTGCCAAGTTATTCCTTATGACGAATTAAAGCACCTCAATCGCGCACATCAAGCAATAGGGGAAGTTTCATGAGCACACAATTTCAATCTCAAGCAGATTTTAAGCAAACAAGCCAAGTCCAATCGTTTTATGAGCCAGCAATGGCGGTTGTTAATGAGTTGATGGCTGTTAAGAAATCTAACCTTAAGAGTAAAGGCTACGATGAGAATAACGCCGCTATTACGAAAGAAGAGTTGCGCCAATCTTTAATGCGCCGTTTACGTATAAGCCATTTCATGGCCTCTCAAATAGTCACCAGTTTGTCTAAATCTGGTCATATCCGTGAGTTTGGGGGGTATGTTGCTCCGAAGGCGGTGAGTAATGACAAGTAGCGCTACAAAAATACAGATCAAAGGTGAGGATCCAAAATATCCAATCGCATTTGATGTGGAGCTTATTGCACCAGTGCGTATTTATACTGCGGTTGAATTGGCAGCTATGCCGCTCTCGCAAATGATTCGTTGCCGTGATGCTCAAGAGGAGTTTTACATCAACAACAAAAAGCTTTCAGGCAGAGCAAAAGACATTAAAGATCGCCTTGTTGCAGGTGAGAAATTAACACTTGTGCTTGAAAAAAAACATTCAAGAGTAACTCAGACGTATTTCATTGGCGAAGAGATTGTGGGCAAGAGAATTGTCAAGCAACTCGAAACACGCCGTTTTATACGCCTCCCAAAAGTGGAGGGTATAGCGTGAACCAAGCCATAAACCACCTTGAACTAAAAAGCCATTCACACACCTGTGTAGATCCGCACAAGTGCGCAGTATGTCGTGCATACGTTCAGCAAACACACATTAGCAGCGTTCTTTTTGGCGCATTAGCGAAACTGGAGAAGAAGCATGGCTAATTTTATCTCTAATGCATTTATGCTGCCTAATGACCTTGTTGACAAAGGTTTCATGGCTCAAATGAGAGGGGCGGCTTTACCGTGCTATTTGTACATTGTTCGCAAAACACGCGGCTGGAATAAAACTGATGATGATATAAGCATTTCTCAGCTTGTGGAGGGTACAGGATACAAAAAAGATGCGGTTTTAGCTGGTATTGATATTTTGCTAGGATTAGGAATTATTGAGAAAATTACCTATGTAAATCGTCCGTCAAATTACACTTTAACTGACAATATTATTACTGTCGGAAAAACCGACACCGACCAATCTGCTGTCGGAAAAACAGATAGCGAAACCGAATCTGCTGTCGGAAATTCCGACACCAAAAGTGGTTCTGCTGTCGGAAAAACCGACAAGTTGCTGTCGGAAAAACCGACACACAATAACAATATAAAAACAAATACAAAAACAAAGGGGAATTTTTCAGAAGAATTTGAAATTTTCTGGAATGCATATCCGACTTGCAAACGTAAATCAGATAAATCTGGAACCTTTAAAACTTTTGAAAAATACACTCGTGTAATTTCACTTGAAAAACTCATCGCAATTTTGAATGCATTCAAGTTGGATTCTCAGTGGATCAAAAACGATGGTGAATATATCCCAGCACCTTCGGCATGGTTGAACAAAAAACATTGGGAAAATGATTTCTGGTTGAAAGCTGCTGGTTTGGTTGAGCAACAACCACAATCAGCAGAAACACCTGAATACGCAAATCCACAACGCCGTCACATCCCAACAATGCCAAAACGCTTTAAGGGGATGAACGCATGATCGATTTATTTTCTATCCCGGTTGAGCAATCAGTGCTTGTTACATTGCTAACGGTCGAACAAGGTGCTGGTGAGTATATCGATTCACTTGAGGTTTCTGATTTCTATTCAGACCGTCACCAAATTATTTTTAAACACATCAAGGAGCAGCACGAAAAAGGCGAAGGCCATAACGAGATTTTAATCTGGGAATTAATTCGTTCTCATACGCTTGAAGTTAAGACTGTACCTGAGCAATACATGATTGAGCTAATGTCTGGCGCAGTTGTTTACACAATGCTTGGCAGCTTGGTTAAAAAACTTAAAGATTTCTCTACTCGCCGTAAGATCCAAGAGTTATCAAAAAACATCGGTGTGGTTGCGGTTGATACGGTTAGCTATAGCGCTGAGGCAGCTTTAGACCGAGTTCAGACGTTGGTATCTAGCCTTGATGGTAATTCGCATGAAAACAAGACCACGTCTGCAGGCGATCTATCAAAACAGGTCTTGGCAAACATTCTTGATAAGCATGAAAAGATCCACGCTGGTGTTGAGGTTAAGCGCGGCATTAAAACTGGTTTCTTTGAGTTAGATAACAAGCTTGATTGTATCGATCAAACTGACTTGGTGATTATCGGTGCTCGTCCTTCGATGGGTAAAACAACACTGGCGCAAAACATTTTAAGTGATGTTTCAGTGAATCAAGGTGAACCAGCTCTGTTTATGTCTGGCGAGATGAACAAAGAGCAGATCATGGAACGCCTCATTTCTGGCATAGGTCAAATTGAACTTAAGAAAATTCGCTCTGGCCGCTTTCAGTCTGAGGATGCAGGTTTAATTCACCGTGCAATGACGATTATTGGCAACACAAAAATCGAAATTAACGACCAAAGCGCACCAAGCCTAAGCGACATACGCCGAGAAGCTCGCAAAATGGTCCGTAAGTACGGCAAAGTGGGTTTGATAATGGTTGACTACCTCCAAATCATGACACCGCCTCAGCGCACGGGAAACCCCACTCAGGAGATGGGTGATATTTCTCGTGGACTCAAGAAACTTGCAAAAGATTTTAATTGCCCAGTTGTTGCTTTATCGCAATTAAACCGCTCACTCGAAAATAGACCAAATAAACGCCCAATTATGTCGGATCTTCGTGACTCAGGACAGATTGAACAAGATGCCGATGTGATTTTGTTTATTTATCGAGATGAGGTTTACAACAAAGAAAGTAAAGACGCTGGTATTGCGGAAATCATCGTAGGTAAGGCTCGTAATGGAACGGTTGGGACCGTGCGATTAGCTACCGACTTGGCTAGATCAACTTTTCTTGATTTGGATCCGCAGTATTACCACGCAATGGAGGAAATTGCATGACAATTTTTGAAGCACTAGCATTAACGGTTTTAATTTCAATTGCATTAGGTTTAGCCATAGGTGTTTGGATACTTGTGCGATACATCAAAAATCGCACAAAAGCAGAACAGGAATTTTTAAAACGTCACGGGATTGGTTCTCACTTTGTATGGCAACGCAAATGGGAATCAGATTTCTTATATGGCGATAAGAACAATGACAACTCTGTACCAGAGGCAATTCTTGAAGCTACTGAAAATCGCCGAGGTGAAAATGATCAAGCCTAAATGGGGTAGTTATCGTTTTTCAGTTGACAAGAATAAGACTGGTAAAAAACGGACTAATAGAGATCCATCACCACAAATCCCAGCATTTTTAATTAAGGGCCAGAGTTATGAATGTGATGTTAATACGCTGCTTAGCTGTAGCGTAAACATTATACCGCCGTCTATGAACAATTATTGGCTTGATTCTGGAAAAACCAGTAAGCGTTTAAGTAAGCGAGCTAATCATTTTGTTGAGGTGATGAAGCGTTTTATTCAGCCTCTTCAATACAAAGGCGATGTGCAGGTCATTATCGATTACCACATGCCAGACAAGAAAGTACGAGACATCGATAATATTTTAAAACCTTGCCTTGATGCTTTAACCAAGTGCGGGCTTATTGATGACGACTCTCAAGTAAAAAGCCTTTCAGTAAACGCTCGTCCAATTGTGGCGGGTGGTCAAATCGATATTCAAGTAAGAAAACATAACACAGGGGCTTAATAAATATGAATGCAGTTACAGCAAGTCAAGGTCGTAAACATTTTACAGTTGCTATTGATTGGAATGAGCATCCGATTGAATGGCATTTAGAGCAATACGGCTCATGGTTATTGTTAGACGGTAATGGGGAAACCTATTTAGGTTCAAGAGGTATTCTTGGTCATGTCATCGATGCCGAGAATGGTGTGCAAGTTGACCGCCGTTTTAGAGCGCCGCCACGTTGTAAGATTGATGTGTTTCATGCAATGGCGGTTGAGGACCTATTAAGCCATATGATGAAGACTGAAAACGAGAAGGTTCGCCATTGGCTTAAATGTGTTGTTATTTATCACGTTGATTTTAAGAAAGAGGATGAGGTAGCCAAAATACTTGGGGTATCTGAGTATTCAGTGCAACGCGACAAAATGCTTGGATTGGTGCGTATAGCTTCACGTTTCAAAATACCAAGCCGATTAATGGGATGATGTTGACAAGCCAGACTGCATTCTGATACTTTTGTGATATGCTGGACGAAGTTATGGTCGATCAGCAACTTTTAGATAGAAGCTCACTTTTTAGTGGGCTTTTTATTTGCTTTAGATTTAGTGTTTTTAATTCTAAATAGTAAATAAAATATTATATTTACTATTGAGAACAATAACTTAATTTGACCAATTCATTTAAATTAGGTATCCTTGTTGAATAAATTTTATTCATCAATAGGTGTCTTATGAAGCATGGGAAGTTTGAGGAAGGGAAAGAGGTTTTCTTGAAGGGTTGTAAACAAAGAATGACTCTAGTTTCAATCGATCAAAAGGCTGAAACTGGCTTATGTAAGTGGACTGATCCTAATGTTCCAAAAATCCACCAAGAAGTCTTTAATCTTTCTGACCTTAGAGCAGCAGGATTAAATATAAATTGGGCTGAGGTGAATAAGGAGTTTGAAGCCCAGTCACGATTTAGATGATAGATTTTTAGTTTTTGTTGGCCGAACGGATTACGGCGCATGAAGCCCTGCCAAATACTAGTTATTGGCGGGGCTTTTATTTTTCGGGGGATATATGAAAGCTAAAAAACTTTTAGAGAAGCTTGGTGCTAAGGGAATAAAAAAGATTCTTGAGAGTGCACACCAAGAAGCTGTTTATTTTGTGGATGAATGGAATGAGCATTTTAAGGTACATGGGTTTTACACAGATAAGTGTATTGTCGGTGTTCACAATCCGCATTCACACTACAAATTGTCAGAATTAAAACAGGCATTGGGTGGCGAACATGGATACAAGCGAAGCTAAGAGAAATCTTAACAAATATTCGGATGAATTAAGCCGCTACCAGAACTTGTCTCGCACTGGGTTAAGCCGCGAAGAAATGCTTGTTATAGACCGCATCATAATGCGATTGAAAAACAAGATTAATAATTTACGGTCTATGTTGAATGCGTGACTCCAAACGATTAGCCGAAGTACGCAAGCTGCCATGCATGAGATGTGGTGCACCAGCACCAAGCCAAGCCGCGCATTCTAATTCTAGTAAAGACGGTAAGGGCAGATCTATTAAGGCTTGCGACTCTAAAACTGTTTCTTTGTGTTTCTCCTGTCATCATTTGTTTGATACCTACCAACTAGGCAACAGGCAGGAAAGCGAAGACTTATTTAATAAGTGGCTTAAGCGAACCAACGCAATGCTTGAGTCAGATAAAGAATTATTTTGAATTATAAATAACCCAAACAAACCCATTAAAAGCGGTGGGTTAAGGTATAGGTGGGAATATGGAACCAGCAACATTCCCAATCAATAGTTATTCAGGAATTGTTCAGGTAATTAACTATCTGAACAATAACCACTCCAAAGCAGCCGCAGAAGGTAAACCTTTAGTCGTTAGAATCAACCAGAAGGAAGACGACAGGAGCGCCGCACAAAATCGGCTTTACTGGGCTTGGCTTGAACAGATCAGGCAAAAGACCGGTAATTCAAAGGATGACCTTCATTTACTTTTTAAGAAAAAGTTTCTTGCAAGGATCTATGTTGAAGGTCGGCAAGAGACTGCAGAAAAGTACATGGCTTTGCAGAACTTTAAAGATGTTATTCAAGCATTCGATGGACCTAAGCGCCGTCAACTTGAAAAGGATTACCAAGTTTTGGTCAATACCTTCATTAAAGACCATCTGCAAAGCAAGAAGGCCACCATTAAAGAATTCACCAAATATCTGGATAAGATCAACATCTATGCACATAGAGACTTGGGCGTGATGTTGATTATCCCGGATGACCTTAAGTGGTGTTATCAAAATGAGCAATGATTCAAATTTGCAAGATGTGGTGCTTAAGCTGATAGAGCAAAACAATAAGTTGATTGAACAGAATAGCTTGATCGTCCAAATCAATGCAGAACAATCTGCTCAGTTATCCGAAGTTCTATCAATGCTTGAAGATAGTGAACCAGCACAACGGTCAGGATCACTAGATGGGTGATGTTATGAGCACAAGTGAATGTATTAGCTTTCAAGAGGCAGTAGAGATTGGGCTTCAGAAAGCAGCGGATAGTGAAAGAATAAAGGCTGAGGTTCAAAGCATTTTACAAGAGTTGAATTCAGTAGCTGCAAAAGCAACTAACAGAAATTTCATTTTATTTGATTTGTCTGAACCGGAAGTTAAACAACTGTCACCTCTTAAATTTGACTTCAATAACTATAGCTTTCCTATCGCCGTAAGGTGTGGAGCATTAGAAGTTGAATGCAATAGCATTTGTGAACTTGTTGAGTCAATAAAGCAATTTCTAAGATCAGCCTATTTTGGTGACTTTATAAGGATGAATATCAATGCCTAGAATTGTATCGGTTATACCGCCTAAAGATGACTCCAACATTACTAAAGCACAGGGTACAAAAATATTGCTTGATAATGGCGAGTACCTACGATGTGTCCACAAAATCACTTTAGTAGCAGAAGTTGATTCGCCGTGGAAAGCAATCATTGAAGTGTACCCATCTAATCAAGAGCAAATTAATGCATTGCTTGCAGATGTTGAGGTTATTAAACGTGACCAAGAATACAACCGCTTGGATGAGATTGAAAAGGAAATCCAACAGCTACAAGACGAGAAAGTACTCATTGAACGCAACCGCCCTTCAGAAGTGACAGGGCTTTCAATTGCTGGTGTGGCGAATGTTCCAATGGAAGGCACTTACTTACTTCCAGAAGGTGAAAAGATCTTACCAGTTACAGGAAAGGTTAAAGATTTTCACGGCGCCATTCATTCCTTTCCAGATCTTAAAGGTGAGCAAGATGATTCAGAAGAGCATTATTAATAATCGCTTGGGGTTTTATGGATTAGATGGTCTTGAACAGCCGCATTTAATTATTGAGCCAGAAACTCCAGAAGTCCAGCGTAAACAATTGGAACTCCGTTTAGTTAGATTGATCCAAGAATATCAACGCAAGGGTTTAGATATCGATTGGATATCAATTGACTTACTTAATGGTGTAGATGCGCGAGTAAACTTAAATGAAACTCCAAACATTCAAGAACAAGTTACAGACGCTACAGGCACCCGCACAAACCCAGAAGAACTCTAAACAAAACAATTGGGGTTCTGGTCGTGGTGGTCGTCCGTGGCGCCGTCTTAAAGCAAAGATCCATTTACGTGATGAGTGGACCTGTCAATGTTGTGGCATTGTCACTAAAGACTTAGAACTTGACCATATTGTCAATGTGGCAAGAGGTGGAACGGATGATGAATCCAACCTCCAATCTCTTTGTGTTCCATGCCATAAAAAGAAAACCCTACAGGAGAGCCGGCAATGAAATGCATAACAATTGAGCGCACAGTTGATGCTTGGCATGTTGAGGCGCTTTTAATAAGAGCAAAAGAAGATTTTTCAACATTGCCTGCATGGGTAAAAAAGATGCACCAAGAAAACAAGTTTCTTATTGGTGGCAGTTCCATTCGTGTTCACACTAGAGACTACATAGAAGAGCTGGATAAGCAGCATGTTTTATTTCGTCACGATAATGGTGATGTGGAAGCTCTGCTTATAGATCAATTCTATAGACTCTATAAAGATCCTATATGCGGGTAAGGATTGCTAAATGATTACTAATGATTTTGCTAAAGGTGATGTGGTTGCTTTGCAGGGTGCTTGGACTGACCTTATGACAGTTGAAAAGGTAGAGTGTGGGAAGGTTTATTTCACATCGGGTGACTACGCAGATTCAAGCAAGGTCCGGTATGCAGAACCTGAAGAGATAGAAGCGGGTTGTAAGCTTTATTAAATATATTTAGGATGCACCAAAATGATGCATAAAAATCCAGCAGGCAGGGGAGGTCAAAAGTTCCAAGCCCTTCGCCGTTGGACACCGCCCCCCATCTCATTTATAAAAAAATTTCCCTCTCAGAAAAAGTTAAAGCAAAAAGTTAAAATCAAGTTAAAGGTAGAGCAATGGCATTAACAGAGAAAATGGAAAAATTTGCTCTTGCCATTGTTGACGGCAAGACAAATAAAGAAGCAGCAATTTCAGCAGGTTATGCAGAAAAAACCGCATCCGCCGCAGGTGCTAGATTAGCAAAAGATCCTGAGATTATTGTGTATATCGAAATGTTAAAGGCCAAAAAAGAAGGGCGCTCTTTAACATCCGATCGACCTAATGTTAAACCTGAAAACAAACCAGAAAATAGCGGTGAAGATGAAAACCCTATTGAGGAATTTCAGTTTGAAGGCGATGACCCTTTAGATTTTTTAATTAAGGTCATGAACTTCAATGGCAACAAGCTGCCTTTAAGAATGCAGGCAGCAATTGCAGCACTACCTTATAAGCATGGCAAGGTTGCAGAAAAAGGCAAGAAAGAAACCAAAGCAGAAACTGCAAGAGAAGGTAGTAAATCAGGAAAGTTTGCAACTTTAGATAATCAATTGATGAGCTAAATTATGTCTTCAATGTCACCCATCTGGACTACAGCTTGCCCAGATTGGGCGACTCGTATTGTTTCTAAACAATCGTTAATGCCGTGTAAGCCATTATTTCCCAAAGTGGCTGACGTAGCGGAGCGTATCTTTAAAGAGTTAATTCTTGTTGATGTGATGGGTAGCCCTAAGATGGGCGATGTCACACTTGAATGGGTTATTGAGTTTGTACGAGCAATCTTTGGAGCTTATGACCCAAAAGCAAAGCGCAGATTAATTCGTGAATTCTTTCTTTTGATTTCGAAGAAGAATACTAAATCTACGATTGCCGCCGGCATTATGCTTACTGCATTAATTCTTAATGATCGACAATCTGCCGAACTAATTATTCTTGCGCCTACTAAAGAAGTTGCTGATAACTCATTTAATCCAATCCGGGATTTCATACGCGCAGATGAAGAATTAAGTGAAAGATTTAATGTATCTGAGCACACAAAAACAGTTACGCATCTAGGTACTGGAGCAACACTTAAGGTTATTGCAGCAGAATCTAACGCCGCAGCGGGTAAAAAGGCCTCGATCATTTTGATAGATGAGGTCTGGCTATTCGGGAAACGTGCCAACGCTGAATCAATGTTCCGTGAAGCAAAGGGTGGTTTAGCATCACGACCAGAAGGTTGTGTGATTTATCTGTCTACCATGTCAGATGAAGTGCCATGTGGTGTTTTCAAACAACTTCTAGACTATGCCCGTGATGTGCGTGACGGCATTAAAGAGGATAAAAGCTTTCTGCCACTTATTTATGAATTCCCTAAGCATCTAGTAGAAGCTGGAGAACATTTAAAGCCAGAAAACTTCTATATAACCAATCCAAACTTAGGTGCTTCGGTTGATCATGAATATCTAATTTCGGAATTTAACAAAGTTAAAGATGCTGGTGAAGAATCTCTTAGAGACTTCTTGGCCAAGCATTTAAACATCGAAATTGGCATGAACCTTCGTGCTAACCGGTGGGCGGGTGCAGAGTATTGGAATGCTCAAGCTAAAGATATCCAAATCGACCAACTAATTGAGCTATCCGATGTCATTACTTTGGGTATTGATGGCGGTGGGCTTGATGACTTATTAGGATTCGCTGCACTAGGACGGTTATCAGCAGACCCTCGCATCTGGTGGCTTTGGAACCATGCATGGGCAAATAAAGTTGCTTTGGAGCGCCGAAAAGAAAACATCCCAAAGTACCAAGACTTTGAAAAAGAGGGAAGTCTGACTGTAGTTGAGAAAGTTGGCGAAGATATCGACCAATTGGCACTGATTGCAAAGCAGGTTTATGAAAGTGGCAAGCTTGACAAAATTGGACTGGACCCGCAAGGTCTGGGCGGTCTTTTGGATGGCTTATTGGGTGTAGGTATTCCACAAGAGCAACTTGTTGGTGTGCCGCAAGGTCATAGGTTGATGGGGTACATCATGACTGCTGAACGGAAACTGGCGGAGGGCAACCTTTGGCATGCTGGGCAGCAACTTATGACTTGGTGTGCTGGCAATGCGCGAGTTGTGATGATTGGTAATGGGATGCGAATCACCAAGCAAGAATCAGGGGTTGGGAAAATTGACCCTTTGATTGCAACATTTAATGCCGTGGCTCTAATGACTACGAACCCGATTGCCAAGAATTTAGACATTGACGAATATTTAGAGGATGTCGTGATAGCATGAGTACCACACAAGAGCCGGGGTTTTGGTCCCGCTTCTGGTCACGATTGACTGGAAACACACAATTAAAAAAAGGCGATTCGTCTTATCCTTTTGATAGTTATTTATCACCCGGTGGATCAGTTGTCACACCTGAAACGGCTTTGAAGCTTTCTGCAGTTTGGGCATGTGTAAAATTAAGAGCTGAAACTATCTCAACTCTTCCTTTGCAGCTTTACGACAACAATAAACGTCTTGCTACTGATCATTACCTTTATCGAATTTTGCATGATTCACCCAATGCCGATATGTGTGCAAGTGAATTTTGGCAAGTTCAAGTTGCTTGTGTTGACTTATGGGGGAATGCATACAACCTCATTACAAAGGACTCAAGCGGGAAAGTAATTGCTCTTGAGCCACTTTTCCCGAGTGGTATGGTTGTAAAACGTAATGATTTGGGAGCGATTGATTTTCATTACACTGAAAATGGGAAAACAACAACCTATTCGGAAGACCAAATCTTGCATTTTAAGGGTTTTACTCTTGATGGGCTTGTTGGTTTATCTGCTATTCAGTTTTTTGCTCAAACCATAGGCATGCAGTTCGATGCAAACAATCAAGCTCAAGACTGGTTTAAAAATGGCTTAAAGGTTGGCGGCTTTTTGGAGACTGGAGAGCAAACCTTAACTAAAGAGCAACGTGAACGGCTAAGAAACCATTTAAGTGAGTTCAGTAAACCTGAGAATGCTGGTAAGTACATGGTGCTTGAGGCTGGAATGAAGCTTTCTGGCTCAAATAGTATTCGAATCAATCCCGTTGATGCCCAGTTACTTGAATCTCGTTATTTTGGCATTGAAGAAATATGCCGCGCCTTTGGTGTTCCACCTCAGTTAATTGGTCATACAAACAAAGCAAGCTCATGGGCTTCAAGTCTTGAGCAGACTAATAGGGGGTTTTTGACCTATTCGCTTAACCCTCAATTAGTTAGATATGAGCAAACAATCACAAAGAGATTGTTTTTGCCAAGTGAAAAATACAAGTACCGGCCAAAATTTGCGGTTGAAGGCTTATTACGGGCCGACAGTGCTACTCGCTCAGGTTTCTACACAAACATGATTCAAAACGGTGTTATGACGCGTAATGAAGTGCGGGATTTAGAAGACTTGGCGCCTTTACCGGGTGGCGATGAGCTAATGGTTCAAATGCAAATGGTCGGATTGAAAGATCAGGGGAAAACCAGTGGATAGACTTAAACTAACTTTAGAAATCAAAGCCACCCAAGAGGGTGGCTTTTTTTCTGGCTACTTAGCTGCTTTTGACAACCTTGATTCTCATGGGGACATCATCCGCAAAGGTGCATTTGCCAAAACTCTTCAAGAGTGGAAGGCAAAAGGCAAGTACCCAGCAATCTTTTGGGATCACAACCCATCTGAGCCAATCGGAATTTTTACCGAAATGCGTGAAGACGAAAAAGGGTTGTACGTAGAAGGTCGTCTCTTAATTGACGATGTGCCGCGAGCTAAAGCTACTTATGCGCTGATGAAGGTTGGCGCGATTGATGGCATGTCCATTGGCTATATCACCAAGTCTTATAGACGCGATCCAGACTCACTAATCCGCGAACTGCTGGAACTGGAGTTAGTGGAGGGTTCAATTGTTGCCTTTCCTTCCAATCCAGAAACCCTAATCAGTTCCGTTAAATCCAGATTACAAGATGGCGAGCTGCCATCCCTACCAGAATTTGAAAAGTTCCTGAGAGAGTCAGGATTTTCAAAAACGCAAGCCACTGTCATCGCTAGTAAGGGTTTGCGTCATCTTTTGAGCGAGTCAGAGGGTGAAAACGAAAAAGCGAAATCAATTTCAAATGCCTTAAATATTTTACGAGGAATCAGTAATGACTGAAAAAACTTTAGAACAACTCGCTCAAGAGTTCCAAAAACACGTTGATACAGTTAAAGAAATCGCCGAAGAGTTCAAAGGCAAACAAGCAAAAAGTGAAGAAATCTCACAAAGCGCCAAAGATAAAGCGGACGAAGCTTTAACTACGTTAAATGAAGTTAAAAACAAACTGACAGAACTGGAGCAGAAAGCTGCACGCCGTGGTAATGGTGAAGTTGAAACCAAAAAGCAAACCATGGGTGGTGAGTTTGTTGAAACTACAGAATACAAAAATGCTGCTGAGTCGCAGTATCGTGGTATTCAACGTGTTGAGTTAAAAAACACAATTGGTACAACAGAAGTTGGAAAAATCATTCCAGCTACCAATCTTGGCCTGCAATTACCAAATCAAATGCGTCTTACAATCCGCGATATTTTGGCGGGTGGCAGCATGAGCGGGAATCTCATTGAATATGTTCAAATGAAAGAATTCACCAATAATGCAGCAGTAGTTGCAGAAGGTGCAAACAAGCCAGAATCTGGAATTACATTTGAAGATAAAGATGCCAAAGCAGTTGTAATTGCTCACTGGTTAAAAACGACCACTCAAATGTTAAGTGATGCACCAGCATTGCAGTCATTCATTGACAACATTTTGCGCCATGGTCTTGACATCAAGCTTGAAAAGCAAATTCTTGCTGGTGATGGAACCAATGGCAATATGCTTGGCTTAATCCCTCAAGCGACTGCTTATGCTCCGCCTGCAGGTGCTCCAGCAACGCCAAACATGTTTGATGTATTGCGTTTTGCAATGCTTCAAGTTGTATTGGCCGATGACTTTGCAAACGGCCATGTACTCAACCCAATTGACTGGGCGTTGATGGAAACGCAAAAAGATGCAAACGGCAACTACATCATCGGGAATCCGCAATCACAAGCGGTTCCAACATTATGGGGCCTGCCTGTAGTTCAAACCGCTGCAATGGATGCAGGTAAATTCTTAACAGGTGCATTCAATACTGCAGCTCAATACTTTGAGCGCTGGGGTGCTGCTGTGCAAATCGGTATGCAGGGCGATGATTTCACATCAAATAAACGTACCTTACTTGCTGAAACCCGTGGAGCATTAGCTGTTTATAAGCCTAAATCGCTTGTATATGGCTCTTATACTCCTGCTACGGGTGGTTAATTCATTTTGGGGTGGTGTTCGTCACCATCCCATTTAGAGAGGCCAAAATGAGAGAATATGAAGTTTTACGCCCACACTTTGGAGATAAAGACTACAAAGAGGGCGATATTCGAACCGCAGATCCAAACGTGGTAAGGCATTTGATAGAAAATAAAGTTTTACGTGAATACCAAACAAAAGTTGATCCACCAAAACCAGCTACAAGACGGAATAATTCAAAATGATCACACTCGAACGAGCTAAGTTGCAATGTCGAGTTGATCACGATGATGAGGATGTGCTTTTTCTTGAATGGATAGCTCAAGCCGATGAAGAAATAGCGATCGACATCGACCGAAAAATTATTTCAAATGAGTCAGAAAGAACTTCTGAAACAGACATTGTGGACTGCAAGAAGTTAGATAATGCCCGGTTGGTATTTATTGAGTATAAGTACAGCCGAAGTCTAGAAGGAAAACCTCAAGCATATTGGGATATTTTGCAGCCTATTAGAGAAATGGGGGTCTAATATGCCCAGCATTACTCCAAAACTAAAGCACCGCATCACTATTCAGAAAGCAACTCAAACCCAAGACCAAAACACAGGAAAATTAATCACCTCATGGTCTAATTTTGCAACAATTTGGGCGGAAGTTACTGACCTTTCAACAAGGGATGTTATTGCGGCTAAAGCAGCAAACAGCGCAATACAAGCCCGCGCAAAAGTTCGTTATAGCAGCACAACAAAGCAAGTTGATAGCACAATGCGGGTACTTTTTGATGGGTACTTTTACAAGATTGATGGTAACCCTATGCGAGATCCCGACTCACGCCGTGAGTATTTAACCATCAACTTATCTACAGGCGAAAAAGCATGGAATGGGTAAATCATGACAACTCAAATACATGGTTTGGAGCCTGCATTAAGACGAATGCGGGCAATTGGTAATGACAAGACTGTAAAACGTATTGCCCGTAAGGCGATGCGGCAGGCAATGAATATTGCAAGAGATGAAGCCCGTCAAAAAGTTAAACGGCTAGATGATCCCACCACTCCTGAAAAAATTTGGAAAGAAATTGTTGTTCAAAATGGCCGAAGTAGAAATAAAAACACTTTGGTTATGCGCGTGGGGGTGCGTGGTGGGGCACGTATTCCATATACAAATAATACCCAAAATAGACGTTCTGGGCGTGTTGGAAAAACGTATCAAACAGATGGCCGTGTCTTTTACTGGCGATTCCTTGAGTTAGGTACAAGTAAGCAACCAGCAACCCCATTTTTAAGACCGGCGCTATACGAAAACATTGAACAAATAACAGATAAGTTTGTTCAAGTATTTAATTTTGAACTCAGTGTGGTTTTAGGTGCAGCTTAATGATTGATGTTCCAATTTTTAAATTAGCCAGAGCAGATCCAGCGGTTAAGGCTCTACTTGAAAGCGATGGAATTTTGCGAGTCTGGAAGTTTGGAAGTGCTCCAGATGAGCCACAAGCGCCATATGTGACATGGCAAACAATTTCTGGTGATTCAAATAGCAACCTTGATTCACGTCCTGTTTCAGATAATGCAATTATTCAAATTGATGTATATGCAACTGATGAGGATGTTGTTGATCAGGTTGCAAAAGCAATTCGCTTCGCAATTGAACTTGATTGTTATGTGGTTCGTTATGGCGAGGCAGATAAGGACCCCGTAACAGGAATGCCTCATTATTCATTTGATGTTAGCTGGATCATAAACCGCTAATAAAACTTAAACCATATTTTCACTTAGCACCCATTTCGGGTGCTTTTTTTATGCCTAAAAGGAGCGCTCTTAATGGCTAATGTTAAAACTCAAAAAACACAGTTATTTACTGTGTTAAATGGTCAAGTGGTTCGTTTTGTTTGCTCTAAACGGATTGACTTGGGGCAAGATTCATTTCAAAAAATTGATGTGACTTGTCTTGATGCAGACTCAAAACAGTATGTTCGCGGTATGCGTGATCCCGGCGAAGGTGCAGTAGAAATCGATTACGATGATACAAACACAAGTCATGACAAACTTATTGAAATTGCCGAATCTGGCGAGATTTTAGAATGGCATGTTGGCTCAGGTCATGCTGCAACGCCTCCGACCTATGATCCAACCACTGGTATTGATCTTCCTGAAGATCGCATGTGGTGGTCATTCAAGGGCTATATTAACCCTACAGCACCAAATGCTTTTGAAGTCGATTCTGTAGTTGGTTATTCATTCACATTGATTCGTACTTCTGGCGTAACTGCAACTAAACGCACGGTGGCTCCATAATGGCTAAGATCAGCATTACAGACTTAAAGCAGAGTGTAACTACTCTAAACGTTCCAGTTAAAAAAGCCGTCAAGTGGAATGTTGAAGTGACTGAAAGCAATATTGGGTCACTTAAAAAATTGACGAAAAACAATTCATTAGAACTTGGTGATATTGTTGAGCTTGAAGCTGATATTTTTGTCAAAAAAATGAACTTCAAGGAAAGTCGAGAGGCATCCAAGGCAATTGAATGGGATCTTAATTATGAGAATCTTGAGGATTCAAAGGTTAAGAAAATCGACTCAACTCACATGCAAGCTGCTCAATTACTTGGTTCAATTTGCTCAGATCAAAAGGGAACACCTTTTTTCTCAAGTGTTAATGACATCTATAAAGCAGAGCCTAGTTTAATAAATGCTATGTATGCTGCTGCTGATGAAGTTAATAATTTTTTGGGAAAGTCTCGGAAGAAGAGCTTGCAGACAGAGAACTCCTCATTGAACTCGTCCTCAATGGAATCGGTGGAAGCACTTTAGCAGAAGCCGAATTAAACATTAGTCATAAAGAGTTGATGGAATGGAGAGCCTATCGTCAAAAATATGGCTCTCTTTTCTTCGGTCGCCGTTTAGAGCAAAGCTTTGGAAGCTGGATGGCACATTACACAGGCTTCAAAGTTAAAGAGGGAACAAAAGTAAACCCTTATATATTTATGCCTCATGAAACGCCACCAGACGATGACAATTCATTGTCATTAGAGGAATATCTAGAAAGGTTCCATAGTAACTAGCCCTGCCATAAGGTGGGGCATGTGACATTTACATACCGTTTTGTTAAATTGATTAAAATTTAAAAAACGGTGTGTAAATGAATAAGTTTTTAATTATTGTTATTTTGGACAGCAAAATACATTAAAGAGGCATAAGGACAATATGAAAAAGATATTTATTTTTTTAGTTTTGATCAATTTAGTTGGGTGCTCTAATGATAAACCAAAAGAATATTTTGAGGGAGGTTTCGATTCAATGGAGAATTGTATCCGTGATGTTAAGATTAGATCAAAACACACACCAGTCGTTGAACTAATGAATGATACAAAGGTTAGTGGTAGCTTTGATGGACTAAAAAGGTCACAAGGAATCTGGACATGCGAGATAAAGCAGAATAAGACAGGCTATCCTTTTTATGGTTTTTTTAGTATTGAAAAGGATTTATAGTTTTTCTAAAAACAACTAACCGCTGAAAGGCGGTTTTTTATTGCCCGGAGAAAACCAATGGCCACAAATTCACTTGGCAGATTAACCCTAGATCTAGTGGTTCAGACGGCTAGTTTTTCAGAGCCACTAAGTAGAGCTGAACGGCAGGCGCGAACATCGAGTCAAGGGATTGCTAATTCTTTAAATATTGCTGCTCTTGCTGTAAGTGCATTGAGTGGAGCAGTGGCTGGTCTTTCAGTGGCTCAGCTTGTTAATTTTAGTGATCAAGTTATTCAGACTGGAAATGATATTCAAAAGTTTTCAAAACTTGCGAATGCTTCAGTGCGTGAATTTCAGTATTACGCCAAAGGGGCAGAAACTGCTGGAATTTCATTGGAATCTTTTGCAGATAAAATGAAAGACATGCAGGATCGTATAGGCGATTTTCAGCAAACAGGTGGTGGACCTTTAGCTGACTTTTTCACCAATATTGCCCCTAAAGTTGGGGTAACTATTCAACAGTTTCAAAAGCTGTCCGGTCCAGAAGCGCTTCAACTATTTTATAACTCATTGGAAAAAGCTGGAGCCTCTACCAATGATATGAAATTCTACATGGAAGCAATCATTTCAGATTCTTCATTGCTTATTCCATTGTTAGAAAATGGTGGAGAAGGTTTTAAAAAATGGGGTGATGCTGCTGAGCGTGCTGGCGCAATTATGTCTGACGACTTAGTTAAAAGCCTAGCTCAAGCAAGAGAAAACCTTCAATTAATGGATTTGCAATGGCAGGGCGTTGAGGCAAGACTTGTAAATAGTGTTGTTCCTGCTATCGAAACAGTGATAGAGAATTGGGATGATATTAAAGCGGTAACTATTGCCGTATCTGCTGGCATCGCAACGAGATTTGTTCCTGCTTTGGTTGTCGCAACATATCAACTTGGGCAAACTGCTATTTTTGCAGTTCGTGCGGGCGTGGGCTTAGCAAGCTTTGCTAGATCTGCTGGTGCTACAGCTGGAGTCATGGCTTTACTTGGTGGTTCCGCTGGATTGGCAATGTTAGCAACACAAATTGCTGTAGCTGGTGGTGCATATTTATTGATGACCAAACACACTGAAGATGCAACAAGTGCATTTGAAGAGCAAGGTTTGGCACTTAGTGAACTTCGAGAAAAATATAAAAGCTTTACCGCAGCACAGTTAGCTATAAAAGGTATTGAGGCAAGTGAGGAGGTTGAAAAACAAACCAAAGAACTAAAAAGTCTTCTTACAGCGTTAGAACAATTTGAAAACGACTTGAAAGTTCAAGGTGATATTAAGCAATTTACAGCGATTCAAGCGTACCTTGCTAGCTTAAAACAAGGTGGGGATGAAGCTAAGAATGCTTTTGCTCAGCTACAAAAGCAAGGCTTGGTTAGTGAGAGTACACTTAAGTTTGTTGCTGAATTAGATACAAAAATTAATGCTGCTAATAACACTATAGATCGTCAAAAAGAGATCCAAAAATTAGTTAAAGATGTTACCGATGAAACAACTAAGGCCCAGCAAGACCAAGCAAAAGCCTTAAACATTTCAACTGAGGCATATAAGAATTTAACTAAAGCTCAACGAGACTACATTACCCAAGCTAAACAAGATGTACTTAGGGAAGGGTATATAAAGACACTTGTAAGAGAGGGGGTAAGTGTAGATAAAGCGAATGTTTATGCAGATGCACAAGTCGCAACAAATGGAGAAGATGCTTTTAAAGCACCATTGTCAAAGGATGTGCTACTTGCTGCCCGCGAGAACTTCAATCTAAAAAATTATACTTTTAGTAAAGACGAGTTGGCGGCAATTGCTCGTGCGCAAGGTATTGCTAAGGCAAATAATTTTGCTCAGATTGAAAGTTTGTATGGTTTGCCTGCTGGAACATTAGCAGCCTTGATTCTTCAAGAGTCTGGAGCTAATGCTGGGGCAAGAAGCCATACCGGGGCAATAGGTCTTTTCCAAACAACGAGTGTGTTTAGAAAGCAATATGGACTTAATGCCAAAAGTTCTACTGAAGAAATTGCAACAGCAGCAGCTAAAGACTTATCTAAACATTTGGCTGATTTTGGAGCCATGGATAAAGCACTCATGGCCTACAATGCGGGTGCAGGTGGCTTAAGAACGTATTTGAGAGGTGGTCTATCAGATAGCAAGCGTAAAGAGGTTGCTGGTTACGCACCGGGTTTCCAGAAGTGGTTCGCCGGAGTATCTGGAAAATCTACTGTAGACAATTCAATTTTAATGCCTACACAGGCAGATCAACTTGAATTAATTAATAAGGCTGCTGAATCTCAAAAAGCCATTGATGATGCTAAAAAAGATGTCGATGCTCGGTATTACACCGAAGCTCAACGACTGGCTAAGGAGCATCAAAATAATGTAGATAAGATCACATTTGCTTATGGTGGAACTCCGCAGCTAAAAGAAAAACTTGCTCAAGAGGATGCTTTATATGCCGCTCAAATTGCGAAATTAAAAGCTGAAAAAGAACAGGAGTATAACCAATACTTCTCTTTTGAAACTGATCGTATAAAGCAAATTGAACGTGATTACGATATTCAAAAGCAACTTGTTAATGCAAATGTTGAGTATGACACAACAAAAAAAGCAGAAATTACTGCAGCTTTGGAGCGTCAAAAACAACAGGAAATAGCTTGGGAAAAGCTTGCTCAAGAACAACGCTTAAGTGATGCGAGTGCATTTTTAAGAACTGAACTGGAAAATATGCAAATACGCTTTTCATTCGAGCGTTCGCAGATTTTACTTAATTCACAAATCTCTAAAGACGAACAGCAAAAGCGAATTGCGTTACTACAAGCTCAAGAGCAATTAGGAAAGTTAGATAAAGCAACCCAAGCGAGCATGGCGTGGGATAGCACTAACGCAAGCCTAAATGGCTCAAGTGATCTTTATCAACTGGATCAAGAAAGACTTGGGCAAACTTCACAATCTATGGCCCTTGCAGAAGCACAAGCAGCTCTTTCGGAGTCAGCCGCAGAACAAGAGGCAATTTGGCAAGCACATAAAGATCGTATGTTTATGATCGATCAAAATTATGAGCTTAAAAAGTCGGCACTTGGAGCAAGGGTTGCTTCTGAAACTTTGGGGGGGATGGCTGATTTAATGGGTGGTTTAATGGGTGAACAATCGGCAGCCTATAAAACCATGTTTGCCATGTCTAAAGCATTTGCAGTTGCTCAAGCAATTATGAATGCACCACAGACTTACTCAAACGTTTATACATCTGCTTCTCTAATCCCAATGATTGGACCATATATCGCTCCAGTGCTCGCTGGTGCTGCTGTAGCAGTACAAGTTGCACAAGCAGCTCAGATCAAATCTGTAAACCTTACAGGTATGGCGCACAATGGTATTGATAGTGTGCCCAAAGAGGGGACTTGGTTGCTTGATGGTGGTGAACGTGTATTGAACCCTAACCAGAACAAAGATCTTACTAACTATTTGAACAATCAAAAAGATAGTGGGCCTCAAGTTGTGGTTTACAACAACAGTAAAGCAAATGTTGAAACGAATGTTGGTGATGACGGGAAGGTGTATGTGACTATTGATGATGTATACAACCCAAACAGTAAGTACAGCCAAGCAATGCAGGAAAGTTTCAATATCTCAAGAAACAGGGGGTAAAAATTGGATAAGTTCATGCTCTGCCCGTTGTTAAAGGGGTATGACTTTACACCGGGCAACAATTTGCGAGAGCAAGAAACAGAAGGGGGACCTCCAAGACAGGTCCCTTTTTTTGTAGGAGCTTGGCACACGGTAAACGTTTCTATCTCTCTAAATAATGAGGATGAAAAGGAGTACTTCTGGGCTTTTTGGCGTGACAAGCAGTACAAACCTAGTAATTGGCTTTGGAGGCTAGCATTAGACAATGCAAGGCTAGAGGAATGCGAGTGCAGGTTTGTTGCAGATTCGCGCCCAAAAGAAGTAGAGCGAGATGGAAAAATCCTTCAACTCAGTTTTCAGCTAAGAATCAAGCCCATTCCTCGTGATCATGAAAATGACAGGGACATTATTGAGGCTTGGCAAAATGGAGGCCCGGCAGTTATAGGCACAATTGAAAAAGTACCAAATGAATGGTTCCCGAACGCTACAGGAGTTTAGTGATGATTATTACTGATGAAATGCTAGCAGTTTTAGACCAGTCATCTGGGCCAGTCGGCTTGCTTGAATGTATCGAAGTATCACACCCTAATTGGCCGCGTGTACTTCGATATATCGTGAATAGTAGTGATCCGATGGATCTAACACACGAGGATGGGCAGACTTTTACCTATTCTTTTGCTCCTCTCAATATTACACGGAGTAATGAAGAGGAGAATTTGGATCAGAAAATTACAGCCGTTATTGGGGACCTCGGTTCTGAGATCCCTGAATTGGTTGATCTAATTTTAAAGGATGCTGTAAGAGTCCCGCCCATCCTCAATTATCGTTCTTACATCATTGGTAAATATGACATGCCTTGTTATGTAGAAAAGGATCTTGAAATTGTTGTGATTACTCGTGATTGGAGAGGGACAAGCTTTGAAGCGCAGGCACCCGGCTTAAATGACTCTGGTAACGGTGAAATTTATTCGGCAAGTACAGATCCTAGTTTAGAGGGATTTTACTCATGAATATTCGGCAGCTTTTTTATTGCGTTTACGATCCAGAAAAGTTCCATTGTGTGCATTTCGTCATATTGGCTGCAAAGGTCATTTTTAATAAGGATTACACGCCGTGTTTCTTGGGGCTAACAGGACCCTTACATGAATCCATCAAGACTTCACGCAATACAGTTCATAGAAACAAGCACATCAAAAAGCCGAAAGATGGCTGCATTGTCTTAATGACTTACCTAGATCAAAGCTCCCACGTGGGGCTTTTTTTTCAGGGTCGAATTTTTCATTTGATCGAACGCGGGCCGCAGAGAATCACTGTAGAGCAGGCGAATAGTATTTTTAGTCGGATTCGATATTATGAGCCAAATTTATGTGTACCGGAACTCACTAAACAAGAATGAAGTTGATGTAATCGATACAGATAGCATTCTGTATGAATTCCTGAGAATCAAAAAACAATTTCCACAAGCCAAAATCTATCTTGGCAATCCATGCCCTGAAAATGACATAACTCCCACTTTAAACGATAAGGCATCAATTGCGCGCTTAACTGAAATTGCAGATGAATGCAGTATTGTTTGTCATCCGGGTGAGCTATCTTCATTTGTGACTTGGGTCGCTACGAAGATTCTAGGTTCTGCCGTTTCTGCTTTGGTGAAGGTGCCCAAGCCAAACATGAGCAATAACGGCTCAATGTCTGGTTCAAGCAACAACAACTTATCAGATCCAGAAAACCGCCAACGGTTAAAACAACGCATTCCGTTCATTCTGGGTCGTGTTAAAGCTATTCCAGATCTTTTTGCCCCAGTCATCAAGTACTTTAAAGATGGGGTTGAGGTTGAAGAGTCCTTGATGTGTGTTTGTGAGAACCCAGTTCAAGTATCTAACTTCAAGTCGGGCGATACACCAATACAAGAGATACCCGGCACAAGCCTCTCTGCTTATGGACACAACCAATCTTTGATTGGGAATGAAACTATATTTAAGTGGGGTGATACTTTTGATCAACCGCCTGTCATTGCTCGTCAGAACGCATCAATTAACGGACAAACTCTATTGCCGCCCAATAGTACACGTATTGAAGCGAGTGACATTTATTTTCAGTACCCAAATTTAATTAAGGCAAATAATAAGGGTACAGCAGATAGATTCAATGCATTTGATATTAATGATTCACTCATCATTAGTGGTGCAAACTTTGGTATTGAAGAGGTATCTATCACAGGCCAAGTAGATGTAGATAATACAAATAATACCTTTTCGATAGCTTCAACTCAGACAGTTGTAGATTTCCAGAATTATCGAAAAATTAACGTAACATCTTTGCTTGTCACAGATCCAGTGAATGGGCAACTAGATCTTGCAGGCTTATACAATATTGAGTCTATTACCCATGTATCTGGTGTTTATACGATCCACTTAAAGAATCCAGTTTCAACAAACTCCAACTTTGCAAATCTTACCGAAGTCTTAACGGCCAGTTTATCAGCAAATCTTACAGCTAATAATGCAAATATTTTCTTGGATGGTAATTACGTTGTAACTGGTGTGGATATAGCCAACAAGCAAATTTCTTTGGCTACCCCAAGTGCTGTGAATGATGACTGGAATAAACTTGCAGATTTAGCAGACCAAAAAACAAGTGTTGGCACAATTAAGCTGAGAGGCAGTCAAGAAAACTATATTGGATGGTTTACGATTGAGTCAGCAAAAGCTACTGGGTTGCTGCTCAACTTCCAAGCTCTTAATGGTATTTATCAAGGTTCTAATGCTAAGTTTGTTGATATTTATGTTGAATATCAACAGGTAGTAAACGGAAACCCAACAGGCAATGTTTATAACCAAACAATACGCCTGAATGGTAAAGCGAATAACCGCGATAGTGTAGGTGGCTCAATGTGGATCACATTGCCATTTATTGGTGCCGTGCGTTTTCGGGCGCGCCGCACGAATGATAATGGTGATGCCGTAGATTTATCTGACGAAACCAAGTTTTATACAGCTTACGCATATCATTATTTAGATAAGTTGGTATATGACAACCGGATTTTAATTCGTCAAAGAACACAAGCAACTCGTGCAGCTACGGCTATTGATAGTCGCATGACCAACTGTATAGCTGAAAGTTTGGTTTATACCTACCGAAATGGTACCAAGTCTGAAAACCGCATACCATCAAGATTTATTCCGGATTTAGTGATTGAACTTGCCTTGAATAAACGGATTGGCCGTAGATCTTTAAATGAGGTCAATGTAGCTAAGCTTTATGAAGTTTTTGACGATGTTGTGGACTATTTCGGCTCGGAAAAAATGGCAGAGTTCAATTACACAATTGACGATAAAAACCAATCATTTGAAGAGATTCTAAAAATGTTGGCTGGCGTCTCTTGCTGTAATGACCGCCGTATTAATCGCCAAATTTATTTTGAGTTTGAGAAGGCAGGTAGAGAACCTTTCTTACTGTTTAATCACCGAAACAAAAAAGCTCGTACAGAGGTTCGAACAACGCGAACTAAACTCGAAAATAACTATGATGGCGTAGAACTTACATACGTTGATAGTGAGGAGGGCTGGATTGAGAAGACTTTAAAAATCCCGAATGATCAAATCACGAACCCGAAGAAAATTGAAGGCTATGGGATTGTTTACAAGCAGCAAGCGCATATTGTTGCGTGGCGTGCTTGGAACAAGATTCAATTTCAAGCAATTAATTGCCGTTTTTCATGTTTTGCCGAAGGTGAATTGGTTGGCAGTGGCGATCCTGTAGCGGTAGTTGATGACACTCGCTTGCCACCGATATTTTTTGGTGATCCTTCACAGGCAATTTTATCGGGAGAGGTGCTCGCTTGGAATGGTTTGAAAATTACTGGTTCCCAACCCTGCAAGCTGTCTGCCGAGCATTCATTTGTAATTCATTTGCAGCTTAAAAGCGGATATATAGACATCATCCCGGTGACTCAGGGTCAGACTGAGTATGAGTTTGTGCTTTCCCGGCCACCAGTTGAAGCATTGGTAACAGAAGGCGAAGTTAAAACAGTTTATTCACTTTCTACCGATGATCGACAAGATGATGATCTTTTCCTTATAACAACCAAAAGAAGGGCAGGTGTATTTGAAAATGAATTAACCCTAGTAAACCTTGATGAGCGTTACTATCAAAACGATAGTGACATAAAAAATAATCTTATTTAAATACCAGTCCTTTAAGTCCCCGCATTAGCGGGGATTTTTTATGGAGAAAATTATGGCGTTGACACCAGAAACATTTAAAAATTTAGAGCGCGATATTGAAGATACTGGCAAAGCAATCAATACAAAGCAGATTATTAATCCACGTTGGGGAGAGCCTTTTTACTCATTGCCACTAGCTATTCAAAAGGTAATGGAAACTGGAGGTTTCGAACCATTTTTAACTGAAGCACAGTTATTAGCTAGTGTGCCTACTATTTCACCTAAAGCCGCTAAAGCATTAGATACTGGTAAAATTTGGTACTGGGGTAAAGATGAAGGTGAAACAGTAGATTCTTGGCATGACACAGGCTTGAGTGAGCTTGATCAAGCGAAGCAGTATGTTGATTCAAAAGTCAAAACTAATCTTTTAGAAAGCTCAAATTCAGAAAACCTATTTGAATGGAAAGACAACGCTGGCAATGTTGTACTTGCTTTAAATAAAAAGGGTCAACTTGTTTCTTATGATGAAGATACTAAACGTTCAATCTTGCTCACAAATCAGGAAGACATCAAAGAACTACAAAAGTTTGTCGATGAACTGAATCTGAACAATATCAGCGTATTGTTAAAGCTGCTTGCGACGAGTGATTCCAGTGATTTATATACGTTTGAAGATAGCGACGGAAATATTGTCCTGCGATTAACAAAAAACGGCATGCTGCGCTCTGGTCAGATCGATGGGCTTCACAATGCTGTTGATGCACTTGAGTATTTGAAAAAACTGTCAAAGCAGTCAGATGACTCAAAACTGATTCGATTTGAAGATGCTGAAAAGAATTTATTAGGTTACGTCGATAAGTTCGGCAATTGGGTCTTCAACGGTGTCGATGTTTTAAATGAAATCAATGAATTGAAGAAGTTTAAAAACAAAGCGCAAGCTGTGACCGCACTTAAGCAAATCGCAGTTAAAGCGCCAGAGTCTATCATCCAAATTTATCTAACGGATTTGCCGAATTTGCCTGATGCCAAGGGGACGACCGTATCTGGCAAGGGCGAATTTCATTTTGACGGCCAGTCATTCAGTTGCTTTGTGAAGCTTGAAGTGCAAGGCGCATCGAGTGCATCGTATGCGAAAAAGAATTGGAATATCGCATTCTTTTCAGATCAAGC